ACTTTGACCGTACTAAATACTCAGATGGCATCCTTCCAATTGACACGTACAAAAAGGATGTTGATAATATTGTAGCAAATGAGTTAAGATATGATTGGGATACTTTACGATCTGACATCAAAGAACACGGCCTCAGGCACTCAACTCTGTCCGCACAAATGCCATCAGAGAGCAGTTCCGTTGTGTCGAACGCAACAAACGGAATTGAACCACCTAGAGGTTACTTGTCCGTTAAGAAGTCAAAGAAAGGACCTCTTAAACAGATTGTTCCACAATATCAAAGCCTTAAGCAACACTACACCTTGCTGTGGGACATGCCTAGCAACGAAGGTTACATCAACACTGTCGCAGTAATGCAAAAGTTCTTCGACCAAGCAATTAGTGGCAACTGGTCGTATAACCCAACACACTATCCAGACAATGAAGTTCCTATGAGTCAAATGATACAGGATCTACTTAATACTTACAAGTATGGATGGAAAACTTCTTACTATCAGAACACCTATGATTATAAAACAGATCCAAGTGAACTAGAAGAAGAAAAGCCACAAGAATTAGCTCAGCCAGTCAACGGCTTTGCTGATCCAGAAGATGATGAAATGTGCGAAGCATGTGCCATTTAATGGTTGACACGCTAGCATATATACGCTAGTATAAGAAAGTATTAAGGAAAGATTCAAATGTCGAAGACAGTATTCAATAGAGAAAAAGTAGACTTCACAAAGCAGCCAATGTTTTTTGGAGCAGAACAAAACACACAGAGATACGATACGTTTAAGTTTCCTGTGTTTGACAAACTTAATCAAACCATGCTTGGTTATTTTTGGCGACCAGAAGAAGTAAGTCTCCAAAAAGATCGTGCAGATTTTGCAAACTTCCGTCCAGAGCAGAAGCATATCTTTACTGCTAATCTAAAGTATCAAACACTGCTAGACAGTGTACAAGGACGTGGTCCATGCCTAGCATTTTTGCCGCATGTATCGCTACCGGAACTAGAAGGTTGTATTGTTACTTGGGACTTCTTTGAAACTATCCACTCACGTTCGTATACACATATTATGAAAAACGTGTACGCAGATCCAGCAGAAGTGTTTGACACGATCTTAGATGACGAAAAGATCATTGACAGAGCTGTAAGTGTAACCAAACACTATGATGCGTTTAATGAAGCAGCTGATGCTTACTTTCATCGCGGAGAAGGCAAACTATACGATGTCAAAAAGAAGATGTACCTAGCAATGATGACGGTAAATATTCTTGAAGGACTTCGTTTCTATGTGTCATTTGCTTGCACATTTGGTTTTGGAGAACTAAAACTAATGGAAGGTAGTGCTAAGATTATTAGTCTTATCGCTAGGGATGAAGCACAGCATTTGGCACTTAGTACACACGTTCTTAAACTTTGGGCTCAAGGCAAAGACGATCCAGAAATGGCTAAGATTGCTAAGGAGTGCGAAGCTGAAGTATATGAGTTGTGGCGTACCTGTGTTGCAGAAGAAAAAGACTGGGCAGACTATTTGTTTAAAGATGGTAGTATGATTGGTCTTAACAGCACACTACTACATCAATATGTAGAGTACATTGCAAACCGTAGACTAAAAGCACTAGGCTTTGATGCAATCTTTGATGCGCCAGTAAACACAAATCCACTACCGTGGACTACGCACTGGTTGTCAAGCTCGGGCTTGCAAGTTGCACCGCAAGAGACAGAAGTCGAAAGCTATATCATTGGCGGCATCAAACAAGATGTTGACAAGGACAAGTTAAAAGGATTTAGTTTATGATGAGTGTAATAGTTTGGTCAAAAGAAAACTGCCCTAGTTGCACTAAAGCAAAGACACTTCTTGACAATAGGAAGATACCGTTTGAAGTACGCCAGATTGGCGAAGAATGGACACGTGAGCAGTTGTTAGAAGCTGTTCCAACTGCCCGTTCTGTGCCGCAGATTATGATTAATGGACAATCAATCGGCGGCTACGAAGAACTAGTTAGATATATGGAAGACACAGGCTATAACGGAACAGGACACAGTTTATGATTATTGAAACACAGTATACAGCAAGCGATGCTGTAACAATCAAAACCATTTCAGGCGAAGAAGTCATTGCCCGATTTGTAGAAGAAGACAAAGATACTATTACAGTAGTCAAGCCTATGGCACTGGTAATGGCACAACAAGGACCAGGACTAGGCCCGTATACGTTTACCGTTAATCCGGACAGCAAATTAAAAATAAACAAGGCAGGTATTTTGTTTGTTACAAAAAGTGATCCGGAAATGGGTAAACAGTATATTGAATCAACAACAGGAATTGCACTATAATGATAGCAGGCGGATTTACTAATGAAGTTGTTGCCCTAGTTGAGATCAACTTAGTTGGATCAACTCTTAACGAAGGCGACACGATTTTAGTAGGTAGTCCTGCTCTAGGCGATAGTGCATATAGAGTTATTACAGGAACTATTCCTACAAGAACTTTATCACCAGGAACAGCACCAGCAGCTCCTACAACACCAGCAGCAGCGACAGAAGGAGCAGCAGCTCTAGCAGCAACTACAGAAGCAGCAGCCAAAGATGCAAGCGATAACTGTAATGTTGTTGGTACTCTAGCGAGTCTAGTTGATGATGCAACCGCAGAGCTTGTAAAAGCCATGGAAGATGCTGCCAACGCAATGCTAGGAGTTGCCGCTGACATTACTAAAGCAGTAAATGATGCTGTGGGTCAAATAGGAGATCTAGTTAACCAAGCAGCCGCAGCTATTGATGCAAAACTAAATGAAATTTGGGATTCTATTAACTCGCCCGGCGGTCTTGTAAGTGATTTGACTACTGCATTTAATGAATTCACGGCAGGATTGGATCAAGCGTTAAATGACATTGGTGCAGCAATTAGTGAGGTAGCAGGTGCAATTGATACAGCAATCGGTGAAGTATCGGCAGCAATTGGTGAGTTGACAGCAGAACTAGGCAATGTTGTAAAGAAAGTTTCACAAGCAGCATGTGCAGGTGTAACAGCAGCATTAGGTGCAGTTGGCGCAGGCATTAGCCCAGATCTAGATGCAATTGCAGGTCCAGCAGCGGCAGCGGCCGAAGGTGCAGCGGCAGCGGCAGAAGGCCTAGCATCAGGTGCATTATCAGAAGCAGAAGCTGCCGCACAGACAGCAGCAAGTGCGTTTGATCCTACAGCCACTATCAAAGACGCAGCTAGTGGAGCAGTTGCAGGAGTTGCTGAAGCAGCTAGCGGAGCAGTTAATGCAGCCAAAGATGCAGCCACAGGCGCAGTTGATAGTGCCAAAGGCACAGTTGAAGCAGGTATCGCACAAATACAAGGTTACTTTGCTTAATGTCCAGAGGTATTGCTCGTATAGGTGATAGAACCCTAGGAACCTGCAAACACCCAAGTCATCCGCCCTTAGAAAATATGGGCGGAACTATTATCACTGGTAGTCCAGACATGCAAGATCAAAGTAAACCTGTAGCTAGATTAGATGATCTAGTTGAAACTGACTGTGGACACATTGATGCTATTAATAGTGCTAGCGGCACTATTACAAACGATGCAGGATTAACTAAAAAAGTTGCAAGACTAAGTGACACAGTTGGTAGAGATGGAATTTATGTAGCATCTATTATTACAGCATCAACAGTTACCTTTGGCGATCCTTAATGGTTGACAAAATCTAATACATATCGTATAATAACAATATAACAAGGCAATAAGAGGCAATGATGAAAGATAAATTGATTCTAGTAGACTGTGATGGTGTTTTATTTGATTGGGAATATGCATTTGATCAGTGGATGAAACGACATGGTTATACTGTAGTAGAAACAGGCAACTATATGATGGACATCAAGTACGGACTTGAATACAACGAAACAAAGCGTTTGATTCGCATGTTTAATGAAAGTGCTTGGATCCGAAAATTACCCCCTTTACGTGATGCAATAAAGTATGTTAAAAAACTACATACCGATCACGGATATATTTTCCATGCAATTACAAGTCTAAGTAACGATGTTTACTCGCAGCACTTGCGCACAAAAAATCTGCGTGAGATGTTTGGTAACAGTGTATTTGAAAAATATGTTTATCTAGATACTGGTGCAGACAAAGACGAAGAACTAGAAGTTTACCGTGATAGTGGATGCTATTGGGTAGAAGATAAACCTCAAAATGTAGATACAGGAATCGAATTAGGTCTTGATGGCATTCTTATTAGCCACGAGCATAACAAAGACTATGCTGGTTCTGCTAAAGTTGTTAGGAACTGGCGAGAAATTTATAATCTTATTACAGGAGAAAAATATGAGTAATACTACACACGAACAGATTGTTCAAGCATTTAATAACTATCTTGCAGAAGCAGAAACTTTCGAAGGCAAAGGTGTAAAGGCCGCGGCAGCACGAGCTCGCAAAGCACTCGGTGACTTAGGCAAACTCACAAAAGATCGCCGTAAAGAAATCCAAGAACGCAAGAACGAAATGTAATGAGCGGTCAGCGCCGCTGGCTCAAAACATGGGCTAGAACTGTAGGTATGCCCATAGGCATCACTGATGATGACAAGCCAGAGTTCCTTCCTATATCACAAAAAGATGTAAGGAGAGCTTTGGCTTTTCGTACCTTTTGGATCGTACTGCATGTTGTAACCTGCGCTATGATTATCACCGGCAATGGTAGGACACTGGGTTGGTGGTAATGTTAGCGTTATAATTCTGTTACAATGTAAATACAGTATGTTGAGAAACGACCTTAAAGAAGAATACAGATTGTTCTATATGGTCAAAGGCCACCTCGACGCCACCCCAGAAACAGTAGTAGCAAGTGCAGATGGTTATTTCAAACGCCTATGGTATGATGGTGGCAATGGCGCCCCTCTGTACAACTATGATGAACAGTTCGAGCAAGCATGGAGACACAGACAGAATGGTAACTTCAAAAATAGCACAACTTAACGAATCAGATTTAGATTATCTAGATCAACTATTACACAAAGAATTTTCAAAGCAGTGTAACAACAATATACAATGGCAAAGCAAAAACGGCTATAACGATCCAACAGATAGAACTCACACCCTGCGCAAACTTATGGAAGCAGTACAAAGTCAAAAAAAGATCTTGACAATGCCCAAATGGTAGTGTATAAATAAACTGTTAGCGTTGAAGCAACGTGGACACA